CTCATTATTTCTATGGATTTTAGTCGATCCATTAGAGCACCTCATCATAAAGATTTAGCTCTTTTGCCTGTTGGAGAATTTGTTCCTAGTCAATTTGGCTCCAAAACATATAATTTAGAAGTATCTTTTAAAGATAATACTGATTTAGCAGGAGCAGTGATTGATGTAGAGAGAAATGGTGTTTGGTATCATTCTCCCACTCAGAATTTTGGTAAGTTTAATTTACAATATAGTCTTATGCCTTACTCAGCTGGTACAGCTCATTCCGATTGTGGAAAAGGAGTTGTTCAAAATGGTATTTTATTAGGGCTACATAAAGGTTCTCCAAATGATGGAAATTATAATGTTTTTACAACATTTGATTCATCATTAGAAGAATTCTTTAAAATGATCTGACTCCTTGGTGAACCTGGGTTTGGTTGTGATGAATTAAAAATCACACCTCCCAAAGGCCCAGGTTACGACCATATGTCTTTATTGGGGAATATTAACCTAACTAAGAGATTTCCTGATTATGGGAAGAACTTTCATGATAAATCTGATAATTATTTTTTAGATTTTCAAAAGGTATTTCCTAGGGAAGCTGATGCTATTTTAGAAAACGCAACTTCGAGAGAAGTTCGTCCTATGACAAGAACAGTTGAAGCAGCTCTTAAGAAGAATGATAAACCTTGTATATATCCGGACAATGACCCTCATCATGACAAAGCATTGGAATATGCTAAAAGATATCTCCGACCTTTTTTGTCAGTGCCTGTTACTCTCCCTTCGGAAGGAGTGGATTTCAATGCAAATTCATCTTCTGGAATTTTAGGAAAGAAAACAGGAACTCCAAAAACTAGGGAATATTTAAAATCTAAAACTTTTGCTAAATACAAAAATAATATTGATCATATTCCTATTAAAATTATAAATGAAAAAGATGAATTATTGGATATAGAGAGTGATCTCTCCCGTGATAAAGTACGTTTAGTGGACGCGGAGGAGAAAGCATTTTTATATAAACAAAAATTATTGTATGATAATCAAAACTCAAAAATAGCAAGTCTTAATGAAATAGGTATGATTGCTTATGGGTTTGTTAAGCAATATGGCGGATTTGACCGTAAGATTTCCTCTTATGAGTTAGCTGTTTTGCTTGCATTGTCCGATATTAGTGGTTATGATAAAGCTGCTTTCCTTGCAGATGTTTATGAAATTCGTAATGAATTTCTAATTTTACCAATGAAAACCGATTCTGGTTTTGACTTACG